TTCTGTTCTTGATATAATAACTAGGTAATTCATAGGAGACAATGACTCAAAAGTTTCTTTACGTCGTGAATCACTTCATTCCCTTTCCCCGTTCAGAATATGGTGGAATTTGGAATGTTGTTGCTAAAAGTGATGAGGAGTGTTTTGATTTGATTGCTACAGAAGATGATGGATTGAATGATGATTACTACAATCGTCTGCGTGAAAACATTTTGAAGGCACCAACTTATGCGCTTTCAGAGAACCTTGATTCCGGTATTGTGGAGCAATTTACAACATGATTGACATTATTGACATTTCTGAAGCAGTCGCTAAACTTGGTTGGGAAAAAGATGATAACATTGCCATTGAAATTGGTGGCACACAAGTGTCAGGAATTGATGTAGGTGAAGAATATAATAAAAAGTGGCAATCACCGATTGGCACTCGTAAATATAACAAAGATGCGTTCATTGTGATCAAAAATCTAGATCGTTCTCCATATGAACCATCACAACCAAACCCAGATCTAAAAGCACGTCATGCAGAATAATCCAGATATGATTGTTAGTTGGGATCATCATCTTAAACACGGCAATTTGTGGCGTGTTGAGATTGAACTTCCAATGCAAGATGCTCCAGAAGATGAGAAACAGTTTCTGACTGTGGAGGTTGACGTAGTGGCACCTAACAGTGACTTAGCAAGTTATATTGTGAGTACAATGTATCCTGACTATGAATTTTTGTCTTGCAGTGAACAACCTTTGTCCGCCTGAATTTACTCACAAAGCACCTGAAGGTTATTCGTATGAATTTTCTTCGTTCAAACGCAACGTTACTGCTATATGGTTGCGGAATCATGCTGTGTTCTCTTACACTTCTGATCCCGTTAGAACCATCTGGGGATTTTATGATTCAAAAAAACGAAAGTATTACTCTCCAGTCAATCACAAAAAAGTAGGTAAGGAGGTTCAGTTATCTGATACCAGATCTTACACTGCTATGCCTCTCAATCTAAACCCACTTGAAGCAGCATTTCTATGATTTACAGACCAAAAATTGATGACTATGTAAAGTTTAGAAGTGCTGAAGGTTGGGTATATTATCTTGATGAAGATCATCTAACGATTGAAATTAGCACTAAACCAAAAAAAGATAATTTAGTGCCTATGCACAAAAAACATCATTGTTTACTTGTGGTTAATAATTATCAATACAATGAACTTGTGTATGTAAACAGCAGGAGATATAAAAATGCGTCGAATTTGGACGATATGGAAATATTCATTAGGGAGTTTTAGTGATGATAAAACAGAACCCTATGATAACTACGTGGTTGGCATACGGACTGTTATATTCGTTTCTTATCTCATTACTAATTGTTTTATTATCAACGGAGTAATCCGTCATTGGAATAATGTACCAAGTGAACTATCTCAAACCCAAGAAAAAGGGTTATGCGAAACAAACAGCAACCTTCCTTAAAATTGAAGATGCTGTATTTTGGGAGGGTGTTGTAAAGGAGCAAGGTGCAACAAACATCCAAATCCTTGCCAAATAACAACTGAAGCCTCTAAAATGTCCTTGTAGTGTAAGCACCAATCAAAATTATGGATGATCTCTGGTCCGAAATTCAGGATATGCCTGGCGAAATCTTTGACCTTGCTGAACTTGAGGAAGAAGAAGCAAAGTTGAATGTTCAACTTGACGAACTCACTAACAACAACTACACTGTCTGAACCATGACCCAAACTGTAAACGTCCTCTCTCACATCAACGACCTCAAAAAAGTATGGCGTGAGCAAGATTTTAAGTTCACTCCAGACCAACAACAGCAAATGGATATGTTGGTGCAAGCAAGACGTGAGAGGGTGGATTATTTTTATGAAGAAGATTTAGTGTGGAAAGGTCCATATCAATCACTGAAGAAAATTCGTGGATTGGAAGATATTGAAGAAGAGGAGGACGATTGAATTAGTGTCTATCACCCCTTGACATCAGGGGGTGATAAATATATTATATTGAATAGCAGACACTACCGATGAAAACTCTTCAACAGTTTATGACTGAAGCGTATGACAAAGATGTCATGGGTTCTTCACAAATTCGTAAAACTGGACAACGTGGAGAGATTGGACGTGATAGACGTAAGTCTGAACCTGAAAAACGTCGTATGAAGGCAGCAGGTGGCGGTAAAATGGTGCCTGCTAAATCATATAAGGACAGAAAAGATATTGGCACACAAAGACAAGCATCTGATAGACAGCAACAACCAACCCGCGAACGTGGTAGTGCTGACGTAAAACAATCTTATGCTGATAAAGTAAAAGCAGAGCGCAAGAAAGCAGCACAGGCACGTATTGCTGCCCGTAAATCTGGTGGTGAGGTGAAGAAAACCACCACATCTTCCAAGGATGCTGAGAAGCAAGCAAGTAAGATGCTGACCAAGAAGACAACTAAGTCTGTAAGTCCTAAGTACAAACCAGCAAAAGCATCGGGTCTGACTAGAACCGAAAGACAGAAACTTCAGCGGACTGGTGATCGTATCATCAGGGATATTCGCGCAGGTAAGAACAAACCAGCATCTTCATACGAAAAATAAACTGAAGCCTCTAAAGTGTCCTAGTAGTGTAAGCACACAACTAAATGATGAAAACTTTTGAAATTGACGAGTACACTCTTGACATTTTGATTACCAGTCTCAAAGAAAGTATCGAAGTCTGCCAAAGTGTAGACAGTGCTTCTGATGGATATGAGAACAGTTATCCTTATGCTACGGGATATTCACGTTCTTGTATGAGAAGTGCTGTCGAAACTCTTGAGCGTATTAGAAACTGAAGCCCCTAAACTGTCCCAATAGTATGAAGAACACTCACCTTGAACATCCAGAGGATTCTATTCTCTCTGGCGACCTGACTGTGCTGGATTGGTTTATGACTGATTCAGATGTTTCCGTTAAAATGGACGGCAAACCTGCTATTGTGTGGGGCACCGATCCTGCTACCGGCACAAAGTTTGTTGGTACTAAATCAGTATTCAACAAGAAAAAGATCAAGATTGCACACTCTCATCAGGAGATTGACGACCTCTATGATGGTGAGGTTGCGACAATCCTCCACGATTGTTTCACTTTCCTGCCACAATATGAGGGCATTGTTCAAGGTGACTTCCTAGGTTGGGGCATGGGTGAAGATACTTTCACTCCCAATACTGTGACCTATGTGTTTCCTGATCTTGTTGAGGAAATTATTGTCGTAGCACCACATACTTTGTATGCTACTGATGGTGAACTCAAAGATGCCTACACTATCAATGATATGGTGGGTATGGAGACATTTATCAGCAATGAGTTTGTCAGATTTGTGCAACCTGATTGCTGGCAAGTTGATGACAAGTATCGTTTCAGTCAAATTATTGGTTTTGCCCGTCAGATGGCACAACTGGTAGATTTTGTTGAACCACTTGAAGCAGAAGCACTCAAGATTGCTCTGAACAAATGTATTCGTGAGGGTCGTGAAGTCAACCCTGACGACTTCAACAACTCTCGTCTGATTAGTTACTGGTTCTTGATCAAATCTATCAAGGAGGATATGCTCAAACTGTGCCGCAACAATGGTCCTAGAGCATATCTTGGCAACCGTCAATGTATCGGTGAGGGTTATGTCCGCACCAATGAGTTTGGTATGTTCAAACTCGTCAATCGTGAATCCTTTTCTTTCGCAAACTTTGCTACTAACAACTCATGAACATCACTACTGAAAAGCATCAACAACTTATCGAACTTATCCAGGATTCTGTAGAGTTTTTCTGTGATGAGAATATGGTATCGGGAGAAGTTGCATATACTATCTTAGAGTGCTATAGTATTGCTAAACTTGCACAAATGCGGGGAGAAGTTGATTGATGTTAAAGAAACTAATTGCCACGATTGCAATTACTATTTGTTGTCTTGCTGATCCCTTACCTGTTAGAGCACAGCACCAAATTGGTGCCTATCTAAAAGATAATGAAGATCACAGACAACTTGTAGAAACAATACGCAATCTTGGTGTTATTGTTCTTGTTAATCACAAACTACATTGCACAACCAGAGAATTTGCTGGAATGTATTATGACAACGGAGTGTTAGTTATATGTCAGGATAATAGACCTGAAAATGATGGAATAGAAGTAAAATGGACAGATAATGATTTAGATACGTTGAGACATGAAGCACATCATATAGTGCAAGATTGTGCTCTCGGTACTATTGCTGATGGTAAAATGTCGCGTATGTTTGTCAATGAAGAGGAATACTTTGATTTTATTGAAGGTACTTCTTTAGATCTGGTTAAGTTGTATACAAAATTAAGAGAAATGTTGAATGAAGAAGAAACTTTGATTGAAATTGAAGCATATGTTGTAGCAAAAGATATTCCAGTT